GATCGAAAAAGAGTTAATAGAACCAGACGAATTGGCTTTGTACGATTCTTCTAATAACATCAAGGTTAAAGCCTTGGAGGGTAAATAAATGACTTGGGTAACTGTTGCGGTTGTTGGTGGTGGAGCTACGCTAGCTGCTGGGTACATGGGGGCGCAAGCTGCCAAAGAAGCTGGCGCGACTTCTGCTGCTGGAATGCGCTATGCGGCGGACACCAATCGGGAAATGTTTGACATTACCAATAGAAATCTTGCACCGTATCGTGAACAAGGCCAGATCACATTAAAAGAATTAATGACAAGAATGCCAGAGCTGACTAAAGCTTACACGGCAGAAGACTTTGCCCAGGGCATCGATCCAGGTTATCAATTCCGTTTAGCCCAGGGCCAAAAGGCTGCAGAAAATCAATATAACCGCGGTGGTGGCCTGGTAAGCGGAAACACAATGCAAGGGATGCAAGATTACATTCAAGGATCGGCTGCACAAGAATTTGGGTCTGCTTTTGGACGCAACACAACCAGTCAAACCAACATTTTTAACAGATTAAAAAGCATTGCCGACATGGGCTTGAGCGCCACGGGAACAACTGCTAATGCTGCTACAAGCGCGGGCCAAACCATTGGATCGGCGCAAATTGGAGCTGCCAACGCTGAAGCTGCGGGAATTACTGGACAAGCAAAGGCCTACGGCAACACCCTACAAGGCATGGCTAACTACGGAACGCTTCCGATGTATATGGGCGGCGGCGGTGGTATGCAATCACCTTACAGCGCCTTCTACACGGGCGGAACTGGCGGCGGTGGCGCAGCTGGCGGCGGCATGGGCTTTAATGGCGGCGCAAGCGGAAATATTAGTTCTATGGGTGGCGGGCAAGGCATCCAGTTAAAACTATAAGGAATTGATATGGCAACATACGTTAGCAATCCCCCGCAAATGTACGAAGGTCCGCAAGTAGTTCCTATTTCGGAAATGATTAATACTGCCCGTGCGGGACAAGCACTTCGCGCAAGTGAACAAGCTTATCAACAAGCGCAACAAATGAATCCCCTGGCGGTTTCAACGGCGCAAGAACAATTAAAACAAAATCAAATCAAAAGCGAAGTTGATCAGTTTGGATTTCAACAAAAGAAATTTAAACAAGTAGCCGATAGCCAGATTTCAATGATCAATAACCCATTGATTGTTGCTGCCGAACAAGACCCCAATTCAGTCAGTAAAGACGATCTTAAAAAGCTGATTTACCAAAATGGCATGGATGTGGCTAACGCGCACGGCATTCCAAAAGAACAAGCCATATCGCTTTTGCAGCCTTATATGCGAATAGCGGATGAAAATCCTGGTAGTGTCCGCACGTTCTTTAAACAACGCCTAATGCAAGGCGCGGATGATGCAACCAAGATCGGCGCAATGCAGCCAAGCGGTACACCAGTATCAACTGGGCAAATTAGTTATCAAATTCAACCTGGAGAATTTGGGGCGCAGCCACGCGGTTCAGTTATTCCAGGAACTGTAGCTGTCCAGCAGTTAGCTCCAGGCCAGCAAATGAAAGCTACAGGTGAAGTTGATATAAACAACAATCCAATTTATGACGTAATGGACGGATATGGGCGTGTCGTTGGACAAACGACCGTCCCTTCAAATGTCCCAGCCAATATGCTGCCAGGACCGCCAGCATTACCGCCAGGTGTGCCGCAACCAGGACCAGCCCAACCAGCTGGCGGCGTTACACAAATGCGCCAGCAATTGCAGCCAACCGCCGCAACTAATCCAGCATTTAATCCAAATGCAATTGTGCGTATTCCCGCGGGTGAAAGCGTTGATACTGGCAAAACATATCAAGCGCAAGCAATTGAAAGTAGAGCATCGGTTCAGCCAGCCAAAGTCGGTTTGCAAAACATTGATACAGTTTTAAAATATTTGCCTTTGGCTGCAACTGGTAGATATTCCGAAGCTACTGCTGGTTTGCAATCGGTATTGGGTAATGTGGCTGGATCAAAGCCTGACGAAATAGCTGCAGCAGCCAGAAACACTATTACCAAAACAATTAATGATTTAGCAATTCAAAAGAACGCTGCCCTTGGTGGTAAGTTTGCTTCTAGCCTGGAAGCAGCACAATCATCTTTAGCAAGCGCTGAAATGAATCCAACTGCTATTGCCAAATCGATGGAGCAGCTGCGGCCTTTGTTGCAAAACATTCCTAATTATTCTGCTGGCTTAGATAAAGCAATAGAAAAAAGCCCCGTTAAACAATACGTTAAACCAGAGTTTGATAAAGCATTTAATGATGCTTTTGATATGAAAGCATTGTCATTTAAAAGCGCTTTTGAACAAGGCAAAGATTTGAAAAAATACGCAAAAGAAAATAACATTAGCCTGGTTGAACAAGAGCAGTTATTGAACAAAATTCAAGCTTATGATTATTTGACAAACGGAGATTTGGCGGCGTACAAAGCATTTATGGCTAGCCTAAACAGGAGACGTTAAATGGATGTAGTAAACGATATGCGGAAGGCGCTGGGAATGCCAGCGGCTACCACTACACCATCTAGCGGTCTAAACACCGACTTAGCCGATCGCCTAGAAGAAGCAAAGGCGGAATATCGCCGTGTATATGGCAAAGATATGCCAATCACAAGCACGGTTAGGACAAACGCCGAACAAGCAGCGCTGTTTAACGCCCGTGGAACTAATCCCAATCTTGTTGCCCCGCCAGGCAAAAGCCAGCATGAATTTGGCAATGCGGTGGATGTGGCTGCAAATGTGCCTGATACCTTTTTAAACAGATTTGGCCTACACCGTCCGCACGGGGCAAAAGATCCCGTTCATGTGGAACTAATGCCAGTATCGCAACCAAGCTCGACCGTAGCTGATATGCGGCAATCATTGGGTATTCCCCAGGTCGGTAACGTGCCAGCGCCAGCTGCAGAAGCTCAAACCGTGGAAGGTATGCGCGACCAAATGCAAGCGCCAGCTCCAAGGGAAGAAGTTAATTTCCAAAATCTTCAAACAGGCCAGCCAACCGTGCAGCGAATGTTTGAACCAAAAACCCCCGCACAACAAGCGGCGCAGCAATTAATCGAATCCGTGCCTGGTTCGCGCCAGCTGGGGGAATTTGGTAATGTGGCTGCGGGCACAATTTCAAAATCAGTTAGCGCGGTCCAGGAATTGGTAGGTAAGTATTTTCCTGGCCTTTCCGATGAACAACGAAACGCTATTGTGGCAAGTGCTACAAAAGGCGCAAAAGAAGCTGAATCGGTAATTAAACCAATTGAAGAAACGTCACCCAAAACCGCGTTGGCGGGTGAAGTAACGGGATTCTTAGCCAATCCAATCAACAAATTAATTCCCGCTGGAAAGCCCGCGGAATCTTTAATTGGTGCAATTGGCAAGTCGGGTTTCCAGGGTATGGTCGGAAACATTTTGACAACCCCCGTTGCGGACGAAACAAAATCATTTGACACCGAAAAAATTAAACAAGGATTAATTGGTTTTACTGGTGGCGGCGTGGCTGGGGCTTCTTTTCATGCCTTGGGCGGTGCTTTGGCAAAAGGAATTGATTTTGTAAAAGCCAAATATGGCAATGCAATTCACCCATCACAGCTAAACGAAGCAGCCGACAATGTAATTTTGCAAGCTGGCATTGATCGCAGCAAAGTACCAGTCGAATTTTTTAATAGTTTAAAAGACCAGGCTAGAAATGCTTTGCAAACTGGTGACGTTAAAAGCTTCCAGCAGTTTGCGCAAAACTATTCCCAGGCCAATGGCCTACCAGTTCCCGTGCCGATGCTGCGCGGTCAATTGACCCGTGACCCCATGCAATATGCGGTAGAACAAAATCTTCGCGGAATCCAGGGAACTGGCGAACCAATCCAAGCGCTGCTGCAAAAACAAAATTCTGCGCTAATTCAAAACCTGGATGCGTTCGGGGCAAAGATAGGCCAAGACGTAACAACCAGCGGTCACACGCTAAAAAATGCTTTGCGTAAGGCAGACCAAGCGGAAGCGCAGACCGTTAGAGACGCATACACCGCTTACAAAAATAGCACAGGCAAAAACATTGATGTGCCATTACAGGGTTTGGCGCAAGACTATGCCAAGGTTTTAAAAGACTTTGGTGCAGATCAAATTCCACAAGGAGTTAGAAACAATTTAGACGCTTTGGGTTTAATGAAGGGTGGGCAATTAAAAGTTACCACTATTGATGACGCTGAAAATTTAATCAAAGTCATTAATAGAAACTACGATCCATCCAAACAAACCAAAGGCACAATTAACGCCCTGGATGATTTAAGGAATTCCCTTAACAACGCAATCCGTGAAGCTGGCGCTAATTTGCCTGGTGAAGCTGGAGCAGCTGCCCGCGCTGCTAGGGATGCGGCCTCCCAACGGTTTAAAACCATTGAAGGCATTCCCGCGCTGCGCGATCTAATGAAGGGTAAAGAACCCGACAAGTTTGTGCAAAACCACATCCTAAATGGCAATGTGGACGAAATTTCGCGCATGACCAAGTATTTGGAAGCCAACAATCCCGAAGCGCTTGGGCAAATCAGAAATGACGTAATGCGGTTTATTAAGCAGCGCGTGGTCGGTAATGTAAGCGATGAAAACGCACGGTTTAGCCAAGCGCAATTAAAAGCTTTTTTGTCGGACGCATCGGAACAACGGCTAAAAAGATTTTTGTCGCCCGAACAAATAACGGGTTTAAGACAATTAAACAAGGTTGCGGAAAACGCCCTAGTCGAACCCGTGTCCGCTGCGGTAAACCGATCCAACACCGCATCGGCTGCAGCCAACCTAATCCAGGGCACGGTCAAATCGGGCATGGTGAATGAGCTATTGACCAATGTGGCATCGATTAAATTCCCTGGTGTGGCCTGGGGTGCTAGGGCGCTGCAAGACGTTAACCAACGGTCACGCGCTAGTGATCTAATCCAACAAGCTGTAAACCCAGCCGCAACCCCAGCGACAACACCTATTCGTAATTTTATTGAACGGCCTGGATTGGCTGGAGCTGCAGCTGCCGACCAAGCTATCCGCCAGAGAAATCTTGAATACGAACGTCAAAACCAATAAGGATAAAACATGGCAGTCAATCTTTCGCCAGTAGGCAATAGCCAACAATTTTTTGATAACAACGGCATTCCACTAAGTGGTGGCTTGTTGTATACCTACCAGGCTGGTTCTAGCACCCCCTTGGCGACTTACACCGACATTAATGCCACGGTCGCTAACGCTAACCCTATCGTTTTAAACTCCAGCGGTCGCCTGGACAATGAAATTTGGTTGACCTATGGCTACTTTTACAAGTTTGTTTTAAAGACTTCCGCGGCTACAACCCTGGGCACTTACGATAATCTTTACGGCATTGTTGGCGTACAAACCGCGGTTGGCACTACTATCCCCACGGGCATGATTTCGCTTTGGTATGGCGCAATCGGCAGCGTACCCACAGGCTGGTATTTGTGCGATGGATCAAACGGAACGCCTGATTTGCGCGACAAATTCGTGGTGGGCGCTGGAACAACTTATGCGGTGGCTGCAACTGGTGGATCAGCTGATGCGGTGGTGGTAACGCACAACCACACGGCGACTTCGACTTCCACTTCAACCGTCACCGATCCAACCCATCAACATTATGTTGGCTCTAACGACTCAACGGCTGGGCCTGGTGGTGATGCTGGAAATCAAGAATTTGTAAGAAATTACAATGCTGGTAATGGACCATCTACATATTCTAATTATGCGTCTACTGGTATTACAGTAGCAACCGCCACAACAACCACAACCGCCAATGCTGGCGTAAGCGGCACAAACGCTAATCTGCCGCCTTACTATGCCCTGGCCTACGTTATGAAGTCCTAACATGGAAGACGTTGCAACCAGGATCGCGGTTCACGAAGCCATTTGCGCCGAACGGTATAAAAACATTGAGCAATCCCTAGCGGTGGGCGAAAAGCGCATGACCAAGATCGAATATCTACTTTATGGCGTAATGCTCTGCGTTTTACTAGGCCCAGGCGTGGCTGCCACGTTCATCCAGAAGTTTTTTGGCCTATAGGATGTGTTCGATCCGCTAACCATTGGCGCGGCGTTTAAGGCCATGCAGCTGGCCTATGACGGGATCATGTATTGTTGCGATGCGTTAAACCAGGGTAAGGTAGCGGTAAAAAAGGTAAAACAGGCAACCGAAGATGCAAAAACCATTGTTAACGATGCCAAGTCAATCTGGGGATTTTTTGCGGGATTGTTTGGTTCTAAAGCCAAAGCGCCCATTCCTGACAAGCAGCCTTTGGTCAAAAAGAAGGAAACCTACACAACCCACATCCCAAACGAAACCGAAATCGTCCAGCAGTTTATAGCGCACCTGGGAGCTTTTTTCCGTCACCATAAGGAACTAACCGAATATGTGGAAATCAAATACGAAGAAGTTTTCCGCAGCGTTGATCCCAATCCAGAAGACATATTAGAGTTAAGCGTATACAAAAACGAGCTGGACCAAGCTTATGTAAGGCTGTCGGGCATGATGCGCGGGGCTACTGTGCCGTACCAGCTAGGACCGCTTTGGGACAACTACAACAACATATATTCCAAGGTCCAGGCAGAACAGCAGAAGCGGAAAGAACAAATTAGAATCCGAAGGCAAAAAGAAGCTTATCAACGCGAAAGGTTTAGGCAAGAAAAAGTGGAATTAGTCATTGCATTGTCCGTGGTGCTAATCATTGTTTCTTGGCTTTATGCCCTATGGATAAATTCATTTACAGAGGGGTTCTAATCCTGGTTTGCGTGATGCTAACCATTGTCCTAATCATTTCGCCCGTGCTAATAATGATGTGGATCAAAATCCAAAAAGCGGAAATCAGGATCGAAAAAAAAGAAAAGCAGATTAATCGACAACTAAGACTACTCGAAAGGCAAAGCAATGAATGACTTATTCAATATTCTCAAGAGTTTCGCACCCACGCTGGCAACTGCTGTGGCTGGTCCTTTGGGTGGTGCTGCTGTTACCGCTTTGGCTGCTAAGCTTGGCGTTTCTGATTCCGTTGATGCTGTCGCTAAAGCTATATCGGGCGATCCAGCTGCAGCTCAAAAAATTGCAGAGCTAGAGCTGGAGATGGCAAAGGTTGCTGCTAGCGCAATTATCAACGAAGACAACAACGTATCCAAGCGCTGGGACGCTGATATGTCCAGCGATTCCTGGTTGTCTAAAAACATTCGCCCTATGAGCTTGGTTGCGATCTTTATTGGTTATTTCCTTTTTGCCATGATGAGCGCCTTTGGCCTAAACGCAAATGAAGCTTATGTAACTTTACTAGGCCAATGGGGAATGTTGATCATGGGCGCATACTTCGGCGGGCGTACCGTTGAAAAACTAGCGGAGATGAAAAAGAAATGAATTTAAGCGAACACTTTAGCCTGGAAGAAGCCACGGCATCCGAAACCGCTACGCGCCTGGGGATCAATAACCAACCAAACGAGCAGCAGCTGGAGAACATGAAAAAGGCTGCAGAAGGCATGGAAAAGGTCCGCGCCCTATTGGGTAAGTCCATCCACGTTAATTCCTGGTTGCGGCTGCCAGAAGTAAATGTCGCGGTCGGTGGCAGCAAAGTTTCCAGCCACATGGACGGGTGGGCAATTGATTTTGTTTGTAAAGACTTTGGCAACCCTTTGGCGGTGTGCAAGGCCATCGAAGCAGCTGGCATTGAGTTTGATCAAATGATCCACGAATACGCGACCTGGACACATATTAGCTTTGCGCCTGAGATGCGCGGGCAAAAGCTGACAATCTTCAGACCAGAAGGCAAATATAAGATCGGCCTACTGTCAAAAGAAGAATACGAAAAGCATTAATCCTTATCCACGCTAAACCAGAGTACGGCGATTATTACGCCGATTCCGATACAAGCGCCGACCATTAGAAGCACAATAATAGTCAGTATGCTAGACATCATGTGTTCTTCTCCTTATCGGGTCAATGCCCATATCCAAAAACCAAACATTAAAAATAAAAAAGCGTTATTAAGAACATCAATCATGTGTCTTACTCCTTAATGCCGTGGGCGGCTTCGATGGCTCGGGCAAACTCTCGCCAAAAACTGTCAGTTGGGTCTGAGGCTTCCATGCGTTCCGCAAATTCTGCAATCTCATCATCCGTCAGCGGCTTGCGCTGTGGTGCGATTGTTGCCGTTACTTTGTAGTTGGCATTTGGCATTGGTTCTTTGAAACCGATGCCTCCAACTTTCTCAGTCCAAGCCACAGGCTCTTGCTCTGGTTGTGCTAGGGCTTCTTTGATGGCGGTGATGGCTCGTAGAACTTCTTGTCTGTCTTTTGCCAGCGGTGTGGTTGCCACTTGCAACGCCTCAAGCGCCAGTTCTAATGCTTGTCTCATAACAAAACCCTTTGCTGCGGTGTTATCTGCCATTCACGTTCCAGGCGATTAGATTTTGACTTAACCACGTTTCCCGTCAAGCAGATTTCCCCTTGTCGTTCTAGCTCATGCAGCCGCCTGGCGACTTGCATGGACTCCAGGTTAGTATGGTGGGCAATACCATCTTTGCCCAGGCTTCCGTGTTCTATAAGACATTGCACGATCTTGGCTGCATGAGCTTTGGCTAAGTCCTTTGCAGAACCAGCCGCGGCCCAGCTTGTCATCGGATCGCTATTTCTAACCCTTGGATGATCAAGCATTGCAGCTCCTAGAATTTAATATCTTCATATTCACCAGGTCTAGGTTCGTTCTGGCGTTCTTCAAATGGTTTTTTTTCGTAGCATTGAAACCAACCGTCATAGTCTTTTGAAACGGGCATCGAATCCATTTTGACCGTGAACTGAAATTTTGTTAAATCAATTCCATCTGGACATTCGACACGCAATGTTCCATGTGCTGCCCAAAAGGTTTTTTCTTCACCATTGGCAGTTTTGTAAGTGCGAGCGGGAAATTTTAAATCGTAGGTTTTTTTCATTTTGAATCAATAATTTTGTTAAGTTGTTGGACCTGGGCATCAACTTCGGCTAGAAATTTCACAATTTCCGCTTCGATCTCTGCGATATATTTCTCGTCACGGTCTACCCGTTTGACAAACAATTGCGCCTTAGATGGCATTCGGGGATCGAACACCACATATTGGCAATACTTACGATCCGCACAGGCCATCTGGAATTGCATTTGTGCCAGGTAGCGCTGCGGGATTTTTTGGGTTAGTAGGGCTTCGATCATTCCTTTCGACTCTGGGCATTTGATCTCGATCGTGCCTTCGCCATCGTCCAGAAGGCCATCAGGTGACGCGCCAGCCATGTCAATTAATGGGTGGGGTATGAACCCCACTTCCTGGACCATCTGGCCCGTGGTGGCTTCGAAAAGACCGCGGGCGAACGGTTCTTGGTCAATACCCCATTGCATGGCGGAGCTGGTGAACCCTTCGGCCTTGGTCTTGGTGATACGTTCCAACACCAGCTGCGCGATGTAGTTTTCGCGGGTGGCTGCATAACCAGTTTTGGTTTTGGCAATTACATCTGCCACGCGGGATGCGGTCACTTTGCCCAGGCGGGCGGCGAACCATTCTTCGGTGCGTTGTTCAATATCAGACATTTGCTTTTTCCTTTTTTGCACGATCTACACGGGATTTCTTGGCTGCCATAACTTTGGCTTGCCAGGCCTGGTCGCCGTTGCAAGCTTCAAACGCTGCCTGAAATGCTTCGGTTAATTCTTCGCTATTGCTAGTGGCATCGATAGCAGCCAGGTGGTCCGTCATTGCTTTGTCGTTTGCTTTGCTGGCTGGCTTCTTGGATGCAGCGTTGCCGTCGTCGTCTTCTGGGGCAATGCCACAGGCAGCCATAAGGCTATAACGGCGGGCATAGGTCAAAGCGCTAGCGTAGCCCTGGGGATCGTGTTTAACCGCGGGGA